GAATTAACTTCTTTAGATATAGGAATAAGTGAATTCATATTATTAGGATCACATTTTTCTAAAAAGAAATCAATTGATTTTAATAATGTTACTGCTGTTAATATAAAAGCACCAACAATTGATGCTACTAAAGCAGCACCTCCAATAATTGATGTTAATTTTTGTAATCTAGAATTACCTTTTTCATCAACAAGAGCAGTTTGTTTAGCAGCGCTTAAAGTATTTAAAAGAAGAGGTAAACCTGCCGCTAAAGGTGGGAAGGTTACTGCTGCTATTTTTGCTGAAATTTTTGCTAAATCTATTGCATTTAAAACACCTTGCAAAATATTTAAAAAGGTAGCAACGCCCGTTAAAGATATTGTAATAACATTTAATGTTTTACCTATTTTATTTAATTGACTTACTATTAAATCTCTTTGTTGTCTAATTTTAGCTAATGTAGCCGCATCTGGACAAGAATCAGTATTAATATATTTTTGTATATAGGTAGCTATTAAATTAGTTAAAGCAGGAATTACAATTTTTTGAACTTGAGTACCTATTACTAATAATAATAAAGGTAATTTAGCTATACCCATTGCTTTTAAATCAGTAGGAGTAGCATTTTCAATTTGAGTAGCATCTATATTATTAGCATCTTGTTGATCCAAAAATAGTTGATCATCAGCTGCTTTTTGTAATCTTTCTTGTTCTTGATCTTCTGGAGTTATAGTAGCCATTATACAGTATAATTAGAATTAGATTTTAATTTTTCAAGATTACCTTGAATTACTTTTAACTGAGAAGATAATTGACTTGCCGCTAAATTTAAAGGAACTATTGGTGTTCCTGGAGCTGTTGAAACTACAGTAGCGCAAATTTGTAAGAATGCACTTAAATTAGTAATTAAATTATTTAATGTAGAAATTGTTTTATTACCTAATAATAAAGGTTCAGTTGCATTTTTAGAACCTAAATATACCTTTCCAGATTGTAAGGTAACTATTGGAGCATCAATATTAACACTTTCTTGGGCATTTAAATTAATTGATTTTTTAGAACTAAATAAAATATGATCTAAAGTTGAATTAAATACTAAACGACCTGAATTAATAATGATTTGTTTTCCTGCGTATTGGTTAGGTGTTTGAGGTGGGTTATTTTTATAACTTAAGTAAGAAGTACTTGATGCTTGTAATGGGATTTGTTGGGTACTTGTAAAATATATTGAAGAATCATCATTGTTAATATTTTCTACTACAGGTACCCAACCTTCTTCTGTTTGAGTTCCTTGTCCATTTCTAATAATAGTAATAGGATCTCCATTTGAACCAGTTGTAGACCAATTATTAGGTGTATTCTTAACAGTTGAGCCAACTCTAATACTATTACCCCATCTACCTTCATAAAGTATATCACCTTCAAAAGGTAATAAGGGATGAATATTAGAACGTTCAATAAATGTATTACCTAAAAATATTTCGGTAGATTGATCTGTTACTCTTCTAACATTACCCCCTGTTGTTTGAATATAATCTTTTTGTTGAGTTGGTGGTAAAGCGTTAGGAGATGTTGGAAAAGCATTATGGTGGGGATGATTCCAAAGTGAAACTATATTAATATAATATTCAACTGTGTTTGAAGATATAGCTTCAATTTCAGTATTTGGGAGTCCAATTAAATAAACAATTTCATTTATAAGAGGTAAATTTTTAAAATTACCTGTTAAAGGTCTTGCTGTAGGTAATGATGGAGATGGTAAAGGATTATTAACCTCTTCATATTCAATAATTCCTAAACCATTCCATTCACCTAATTCTTTAAATCTTGGATGGAATTCATCTAAAACAATACTTAATACCCTAACTGCTCTAATTAAATTAGCTTGAGAAATAGCATTTGCAACGTTAAATCCATTATTAGCGTTGGCATTAAGTTGTTGATTTAGTGCTGCAAATCCATATTGACCCATTATTTATCCCCTTTCAATTCACTCATAGCAGATAATAATTGCTCTTTTTCTTCATCAGAAATAGTAAGAGAACCATCAGCTGAAACTGTTGCCATAGCACGTTGAGCTAAAGCAGCCATTTTAATTAAAATATCATCATTTTTAACGCCAATTTCCATATATTCCTTAATTAAAGGAACAACAAGAGTAGCATCTCCAATATCAGAAATTAAAGGTTTTAATTCGGAAATTAAAGCAGTAACCTGTTGGTCTTTTTTCTTTTGGTTATTATAAATTTCCTCCAAAACATCGGAGAATTTTTTCTTACCAAATATAATATTTTCAAATTGTGACATAATATACAATATTAGTTTATTATAAATATTAAAACTAAAAATTTGTATATCCGTGTTCTAAATAGAAGAAATAGTGTTTTTTAAAAATGTCGTAAAGCTGGTTAGCTATTTTAGTAATTTTGGGTGTTTTGACATCTATAATTTCACGGATATAAATGTAAAGAGCTTTTTTATTAAATATATCTAAATTTTCTCTTTTGCGAAATAATTCTAAAATCGCATCCGCAATTTGAGCGTCATATTCCTTAGGAAAAATTTTATAAATATTCTGTGTGCAATGATCAATGTATAAATCTATAAACTTCGATAGACGGTCATCATACGTAGAATCTTCAAGTGTATATGAATGTTTTTCATCTTCCTCTATTGATTCTAAACCGGTAGTATCAATACGTTTTTTATAATTTTTCTGGTTAGATAATATTAAATAACGTTTAGCAATAGTTCCAAAATATGAAAATGCTTTAGCCCCACGTTCTGGATTGAATAAATGGATTTTAGATAATAAAAATGTTATTACTTCATGTTGTAAATCTTCAATATTATCTACCTCAGTATAATAAAATTTAAAAGTATGAATAATGTTCTCGGTAAGTTTAAAAAAGCCATAATGAATTTTATCATTATAAATTCTACTCCTTAATTCTGGGTCTAGAGTATTATTATATAGTACAATAGCATCCTCAGTTGCTTGAGTAAAGTATTGTATCCCTTTTTTTTTCCTTTTAACTACTACCTCTTCCATTATTTAATATTTTTAATAATGAAGGCATTTAAGATTGTTTGAATACTTTGGATTTGAGTGAAAAAGAACCCTACTTCATCATCAGATTTAAAACTACCTTTTGCATCTACTTCCACCATCTTCTTTTCTGATTCTTCAATGACTTCTGAAATTTTATTTAAATAAGCCATATAGCCTGATAAAATGTCCTCCTGTTTTTCGTTCTTACGTAGGAGATTAAAGGTCGTGAACCCAAAGGTCACGACCAATATAGAAAGAATAATAATTGTTAATATCATAAATTGTCTAATAAGTTTTTTAATCCTTCACTTTTTACGCTACCTAAGGCTTTTTGTTTAGCAGCAGCGGGTGTTGGATATTTTTTATTTGCCTCCAATGTAAATTTCTTCTTTGACTCATCCACGTTATTTCCTGAGAGTTTTGGAAGCCATTCTCTTTCAAATTCAATTCTCGCAGCCATTAAGTCGGCTTGATGAACAATAAAAGGAAGAGATGTACGTGGTTTTTGTTCTGGCATATAAGTCATTAAATATTTCTTATTACCTTCATCATATAAACCATCATGAGTCTGAATGGTAATCATTTCATTAAATGAATAGGGGATACCATGAGATTGGAGTAAAAATAAACCACGATCAGGAACCGAAGCAAATGGAACCTTAGTATTAAACATATAGTCTTCACCAAGTTTATTACGTCTCCATTCATCTGTTTGTGGAATATAAGAATCATTTTCTTCATCCCCCATTTTACCCAGATCATGATTTAATGCCGAAAATACTAATTCTTCTTTAGTATAAGTAGTTAAATCTGCTCCCATTTTACCCCATAAACTATGAAGATGTAAAGCACCCGTAATTACACGATTTACGTGATCTATATACCCTCCCGGAAAAGCATTATGATATTCTTTTTTATGAGCAGCAGGCATCAAAACAAGCCTGTCTTCATATTTTTTATAAAATTCAATTAATTTTTCTTTCCTTGGTGATTGAATATGATCTTCGATATATCCAATAAATTCTACCCAATTAGATTGGATTTGTTCCGCTGTTAATTGCATAACTATTAGTATTGATTAATTTCTCCGGGACCTAAGGGTTCCTGTTGAACAAACGCTTTTGTTTCTTGAATTAATTCTCTAGTTTCTTGAAGAATCTCCTCAAATTGTTCTCTTGTACCTTGACGATTTAGGGTAAAATGTAATTTTTCAATATTACCCTCGGCTCGCTCCAACCGTCTCATCATTATTTCTCTATTTTTCATATTTTTTCTTATTTCTCTTATTCTAATCTTTTTTTCTCCCAACTCCCGTATTCATAATATAATAAGAAGAGATGGTAATGCCAAGCTTAAATTAAGATACTTTCAAGAAAAGTTTGAATTTTTTTAAGATGCGCACATTTTTCATATTCCTCTAATTCCTGGAAATATAAAATTACAATTTTAGTATAAGTTAATAGTTTATTATCTGCATAATGAGTTAAAGCATTTTGATGTAATTCTTCTCTAATATCTATTTTTTTAATCCAAAACCAAGCTCTATTATATATTAAAAATTCACCTGCCGCTTCAATATCTTTTATATCAAGTCCTTCATCCATATTTTTAAATGAATTAATTGCTTTATCATTAAATACTTGATGATTATAAATAAGTTTTTTAAACATTCCTACCCAGAACATAGGGTGTTTTTTAAAATCCTCTAAAAGATAGGACATATCCTGATTTGCATCAGTATTGGGTTTAGGATTTTCTTCCTTATTACCAAATAATCCAAAGATTTTATCTACATTCACGTACATAAATATGTAATATAACTGTTTTATATTGTTTATAACGGCGTTTATATCCAAAATCATGGAGTTATGCGCCTATTTGTCTAATATAATTATATACAAAGAACCGACTAATGCCGGCTCCATATAAAAATATTTAAAATTTAGTTATTTAATATCGCTTGATTCGATAAGAGTATAAGTAAATGATTTACCATGAATAGCAGCTGCTTTTCTAGCTAATACCATAAATGATTCAAAATTAGCAGACTTTTTAAATACTTGACATCCCTCAGACCAGTTTTCTACGTAAGTAGAATCTGCACCTGCTTTATGAATATTAATACCAAAGATACCTTCTTGGATTTTAGACTCATCATAAGTCATATCCTTATTAGCATCACGATATACCTTAACTGGTTTTTGTTGTTTTAAAGCTTCGTATTTTCCTTGGTGTAAACCTAAAGTATGTGAACCTCTATATTGACCTTCAACTAAACGAGCAACACCTGCTACATTATGAAATTCTTTAACACCTTTAGTTCCTGGATCAGTAGTACAAGACCACTGATGGAATTTCCATGCACCACCTTCTTTGTAAGATACAGTCATTGTATCATCAAATACGTTAGTTACTTTGTTACCTGTTACAGAGTTTCTAACTCCTACAATGTTTAAGTCGAAGTCTTTTTCACCTTCAAACCAAACATATCCTTTACCTTTAACGGCACTTTCGATTTGTTCTTTTGTATAATTCATAATTTTTAATTAGTTTTATTTTGTTGTTTCTTTTATTATACTATTTAAAAATAAAAACTGCAAACGAACCATATATTAAAAACACGATAACCCCAATCAAATCACTTGCACTTATTGTTCGTTCTACTTTAACAAATTGAATTTGTTTTGGTAAATGTATTAAACTATCAACAGAGTTTGAAAGTAATTTTATACTATCGGATTTTATTTCTATGATATTATTTTTACCGATAAAAACTTGGTTCATTTTAACTGCTTGTTTGGTGGTCATAATTACAACCGAATCACCATTAATGATTGTCTGTTTCGGGTACTGCGAGTAAGTCAAACTTGGTAACATTATCAGGTTTAATAATATTATTAAGTTCTTTTTTAGTTTGAGTAAGTTCATTCTGTGTTTCATTTAATTTTTGTTTAGTTCCAACTAATTCATTTTTTAAATTACTGTTAGTTTCTTTTAATACATTTATTGAAGTAACGATATTTTTTACTTCCTTTTTTTGTTTTTCATCTGCAATATGAACAACCATTCCCGATTCTTGTAATCGTTTAGAACTTCTTTCAATAATGATTGATAATGATGAATCAGAATCCATAATATCTTTTTCTGATTTAATGGGATTATTTGTACAACCAATCATCATAATACTAAAAAATACTAGTAATTTCATATTATTTTATCTTTCCTAAATTTGTTAATATCTCTAGTTTAGTTATTGCAACTGCAAACGCACTATCACTACGCTTAAGTTGTGTTGATAAATTATCAACTTTAGTTTCTAATACTTCTATTTTATTTTCGTGTTTTTCAATTTGATTTGTATAGTTGAACTTACCATCGGCGTATAAATAACCAATTGCAATAATCACAATAAATAGTAAACCTTTTACAGGATCTTTACTAAACTGCTCAAAAGATATTGGTATTGCTGAAGGAACTTTAATATCTGTTTTTTTAGGTGTTGTCATAATTTTAATTAGTTTTCTACGTTATCTTTATCTTCTTCGTGTTTATCTTTTTTATTCATCCATTTGTCAATAGAAGCGATACCAAAAGAACCTAAAATGATTACCATAAATCCATTAAAAATGAACTCGTTAATTACCAAAGCTGTACCCATGTAACCTGTAACTAGGTCTACAATAAGGGCAACTACTAGCATAAAAAATGCGATAAATCCTACAACGGCTTTTTCGTTGATTGTGTTGTTGTCATCAAATAATGACTTAAAGAATTGTTTCATGTTTGTTTGTTTTTAGTTTTTTAATTTAACAAACACAACTGATTAAACGGAACGTTTTATTGATACATATTCAAAATTTTTTAAAATAATATAGTGGACCATACAGGACTTGAACCTGTGACCCACGCATTATGAGTGCGGCGCTCTAACCAACTGAGCTAAAGGTCCAAATATAGGACATCGCTTAACCTACTGTGATTGCGCTGATCACCTTCGACCTAAATGGTTACGATTTTTTTGTACTCGATAGGGGAATCGAACCCCTCTTACCAGGATGAAAACCTGGTGTCCTAACCGATAGACGAACCGAGCAAACAAACCAAAGTAGAGTAAAGTTAAATTTTCGTTGAAAAGATTTGAGATTTGAGTTTTCCTAATATTGAATTTTAAATTTTGAATCTTAAGGCATTCGTCAATATCAGTATCAAAGCATCATGTTTATCTGTAGGGTTGATAATTCCGAAGAATTAAGCACTACTAATTCACCTTTACTCTTTAAATTGGTTA